CTTTCCAGTACCCCTTCCAGTTATCCTTAATCCATCTCCAAAGTCTGCCCATAATATATAATACTCCTTTATTTGTGTTTACTTAAAGACTTTACATAAGCCATTATTGCCTTTCTCTCATCATTTGTTGTCGGTAATGGGGCCATTGCGGGTAATGAGCCTTTAACAATTTTGGCAAAAGGTTTTTCTATTGATTCTAAAAAATACTCCTCATCTAAAACCACCTCTTTAATGGGTCCGCCTATGCCAATGTGGACCTCTCTTTTCTTTCCCCAAAAATCACCCATAAATTTGGGAGACTTTAATGCGTCACCCGCTGGGCATGGTACAGTCTCTTCCGTCTGGTGGCACAAAGAACAACTCTTGCTAATAAAAAGCTCTTTGCCTTTTTTAATGTTGTCGTCTGCTTGAGCAAGGCTAACAAACACTAATAATAAAATTGGTAATGCTATATTCATTTATCTCCTTTAATTAGTTATTATTCTCTTCTTTAAATTGAATTTTTCCATCAAATTAGACACGCCGATTATTTCAATACCTACTTGAGTATTTAATTCGTCTGTATCTATTGATATCATATTTCCCCGTTTATCTACATAAACCATTACCGAACCCACTTGACCTTGAGGTGGAGCCACATAGATGTACATGACGTCGGATTCTTCGTCATAACTGATCCTATTATCAAAATCGTACTCATTATACTCTCCGTAACCTTCTGGAAATTCAGCCTTCAATTATAGTGTCCCTGAGCTTGGTAAATTATTAAATCTGTGTTGTAATTCTTTCCTTTTATTTTCAATAATCCAATGATAAAGGGTGCTGCTACCATTCCCATAATCATAAGGTAACGGACGATAATCCTTTGTTTGTATTTCAGGAGGACTACCCCAATTAGTCGGGAACGGTTTACCGTTAGGGCTATAATAAATGGTTGGCTCACACGTTGGGCAACAACACCCAACTAAATAAAATGACATTAATATCAGTAAAATCTTCATACTTTCAACAGTGCTCTTAACTGTTTCCAAGTATCACCCAAGTCCTCATCTGTGTCAACTATATAATCTGGATTACCAACCTCAAAGTCTTCCACATGATATTCTTTCCTTAGTTCTCTGGAAGACTTTAATAAAACTTCAAACACTTGATTTTTATTATTATTTTTTAATTCTTGCCTGAGATGATCGTAAGGGTTAACGAGAGATAATACTACATGGGTCTCTTGATTTATGGGGTGGCTTTTCCAGCCATTTATTACGTCAACATAAATGGCCTTCCATTCTCCCACCTCTCCCTTCTTATTTAGGTAAGTCGCTACGGCATTTGCGTTTCTAATGTTTTCTTCTCGTCCCGCCCTACCATAGTTTTTATTAGTGAACATTTCTCTAAACTCATCTCCATCAATGATGAATGGTGTATCGAGATAGTCCGCTAACATTTTACCCAACGTAGTCTTTCCTGCTCCGGGCTGACCATATAATACATAAATCATTTTTCCCCTTTAACTAATTTTATTAATTTTTCTTCTTCTTTTTCACCTTTTTGGGCTTCTTCTTCTCTCTTCTTGGTTTCGCTTTATCTCTTCCCATAATTATTCTCCTAATGGATTTACTAGATTTGCTGGTAGTTCATTAATGTCAATTATCATACCGTTCTTGTCTGTTGTGAAACGAAAAGCAGTCTTCTCTTGAGCAGTGGCCTGAAATTCTTTTTCTCTCACAATTACTTCTTTAAAGGGCTTTATTTTGATTAATTTAATAGTCCCTTTAACTGGCTCTTCATCTCTTTTCGCATAAACATGCACCGTCACTATATTCTCACCTTCAGTAATTCCTCTAAATGAGACGACTTCTTCGTGAAATTTTACTATTACGCCCTGCTGTTCTTTGGGTAAAAAATTATTACGTATACCGAGCGCATCATGGTCCAAACTAATTAAGCTGCCTTCCCCGCCTTCTCTATTGTTAAAAGATACTACGTGTCCAGATGCCGCCTGAACATATAAATCTAAATCATCTTCACTCTCACCGTCCCAAGTCAAAACAACTTCATAAAGTACATTGGGCGGACGAGACTTAATTTTTTCTTCCTCGGTCTTTAATAGAAAAAGAATTGCCACCAACATAAGTAAACAACAAAAGAGCACATCGATAAATGGCCTAAATGAAAAAAACTTTTTGTATCCTTTGTTGATCATTCTTCTAATTTAAATCTTAAAATCATTAGTTGTGCCTGTAGTGGCAAGCTAAATACAATACCACAAATAGTTGTATAAAAAGCCGTATTAAGCCCCGTCTTAAGTCCAGAGACGATATCACTAACTTCTGTCCCTTCGTTGAGGCTAGTAGAAGTCGCTACGCATAAACCAAAAACCGTACCCAATAAACCAAGCGAAAAAAAGTGTTCCGCAGCAAACCAGCCCATCTCCGCCTTCTGGGTAAGACGCGCAGAATCATTTTCTACTTTATTTGTGTCCACCTCGTCAGCCAAATAACATAATCTACCAACCATGGCTGAAATTAAAACATACAAAAACATGATAACAACACTTAAATGACTAACATCATTCTTTATCATTAGGGAGATAGCGCCCTTGGTTTCTGCAAAGAAAATGCCTGTAAGCATTACCGCGTTGAGTAAAAACCACTTAGTAAAAGTGGTTCTGTTGATAATTTTAGTAATCATTGAATATCCTAGTCTTTGTGAATGTGTTATCTTTCTCTAAAATATATACAGTTTCGCCTTCTGTACAGTTTTTTGTTGACTTTATCTCATATTCACCATCTTTATTTAGCGTCCCAACTGTATCAACTATTTCTCGAAGATACTCTAATCTTATAGTTCTGAGGTTATTATTAGACCCCTCCGTTTTCGCTGGTTGTGTCATGTTCGTCTTCCCAAGCTTTCCAATTGAACTCGCTCTCTGGCGAATCATCTTCGATTTCCTCATCTAAAAAATCCAATTCCCTAATTTCTACCGAATATTCGTATCCTTCGATATTAGTATGAAACTCTTTAGCGTACTTCTCTGCGTTAGATTTTTCTCTAAAAAATCCGACACCATGCCCCCTGTGAAGAACTTGATAAAATTTATCGCTCATTGATTCATATACTCACTTTCTGGGCAGTCCGTCCTAGGCCTACAGGCCACTTCCATATCTTTACGTCTTTGTTCGCAAATGTTCCATTGTTTTTGAGCATGTCTAGACCTATACTCCTTAAGTTCCACGGGCAGCACCCCTTTGGTGAAAACATACCAACAGAGTTTTGCTCTAGTCCATAAGCTCATTTTGTCTTTGTTAATCCAACCCATTCTTTTACTATGTTTTTTATAACAAATTTTAAATTCTTCCATTCTCTCAGCCTCCTAACGGTATAGGGCAACCAATTTTTTCCGAATGGTATATAGATTCTAACCGAATACCCCTTGTGAAGCAAGTTTTTTTGTAAGTCTCTACGAATTCCATAAAGAAATTCATAATCAAAATATTTGGGATTAGGTATTATTTCTGTAATATCCTCTATTAATTCCTCGTCATGCGTAGCTATCGCTGGTTTATTTGCTTTATGAGATTTTAATCTAGCAGCATAATCAAAGAAAGACATTTCTATTGCGATACGGCTTTGCTCCGCGATGTCTTCGTTCTCTTTATATGCTCCTTTTACCAATCTAATAGAGATGTTCTTTTTTATTAATGAATTAATATCTTTATTCGTCCTATGTAGATTAGCTTGTAGGGCTATGCCAACATTCTTACAATCTTTATTTACCTCCAAACATACATCTATAGTCCGCGCGGTCAATTTCGAATCCTCCATGTCAAGCCGTATAGTATGCCCATACTTATCGGCTTCTTTTGCTATGCTCGTGAGAAATGCTATGCATAAATCTTGATCAATAAGAAGTCCAATTTGCGTCGGTTTAATCGAGATGTCAATCTTGTCATGTTTATAATATTCAATAATATCAAAATATTGCTGCGCAGCCTCTACTGCTTCTTCTACGCTCCTGATCGATTCCCCAACATAATCTATAGATACTTTATACCCTTGTTTCATCAGCCCATCAATCACTAACTTAGCTGAATTAAAATCATGTCCAGCTATGAACCTCTTGGCTAATGGAGATAATAACTTCATTATAACTCTATGAATTTAAATAACCAAATACCTATAAAAATAGTTATTCCCACACATACTCCTAGCGCTAATAAGACCATAATACTACCTCCTTGCGCAGAGAATAAACCAGTCTCCATACCCCTGTTCTCTAAGATCTGAAGCAACTATGGGTGTGGCGTTATGCCATAGGATTCTATCATTCAACATAATCATTTCTCCATCTTCGAGAGAGCGCGTTAAAAACGGCTTTGATGCTTTACCGTCGTAAGCCATTAGGCTCCCACCACCTATGTTATGCCTTGCTATCGCAACCATTGCTATATGATCGTATCCGTCTTGATGTACCCCTTCTGGTGAGACCGGCGCTGTACCTCCTTCCAAGGTAGCTACGCGCATTTGATGAACTTCCACCTCTTGTCCATCTATTAAATCATTTTCCTGCTTAAACGTAAGACAAATTTCCTTAAAACCCTCACTTTGTAAAACTTCATTCTCTATGTCCTCAAAGGCCCTAATCATTCCCCCTTGATGCTCGTTAAGATCTTCGCTTTGCAGGAAATCTCTATGCTCTAAACGGTCTATCTCTATCTCTTCTTTAGCGTTCCAAAAGCTCGTTCTCAATTCGATGGCTGAATACCTTCGTAATCTGTAGGCCCCATCCTTATGATCTGTATGCGGTAATCCGTTAAACGATCCCTTAAGGCCATTAATTAATTCTTTATTTAGTTGATTTAGTTGTAGTAATTTCATTTTTTCTCCATCCTTGTTGGTATAAGAATTTGGTTATGGTGTTGGAAAACTTAGACACTTCTTTTTCTGATTTATCCCAAAAAAAAGCATGAGCGAACTCATGTATAGAAGTATTAAGTTTTGTTTTATTTCCCCTGTTTGGGTTGATGAGTATCTTGGGTGACTTCGAATAGGGTGGATCACAGGTGCCGTCACAATCCTCCCCATAAAACCTTTTATTTGGCTTTCTAAATTTTACCTTGTATTCGACACCTTCGCTATTTTTAAATATATACTCATTCCCCATTAAGTAATGCGTCTTTCTATCCAAAACGCTACATTTATTATAGCTTTTCCTATCCACCTTACTATAGAAAAAATTGACTGAACGAAAAATAAATAAATTTTATAAAACTTAAACCACCATTTTTTCTCTTTTTTCTTCCACTTTTTAATAAGATTATCAAATTTATCCTGTTCAGATTTTCTGTGGGAATTATCCTCCTTCTTCCATTCTACTAAGTCTATCTCTTTTAGGTCTCCCTTGAAATATATAGCTTTAAATTCTACCCAGTAATCCTCGTCATTCTTCAGAATTAAAGTATAAAAAACTAATTCTCCGGTATAGTCTTGCTTCTCTACTCCATCAGGAGTCTCCTCCATGGAGCCATCTTCCTTGATGGTTCTAAGGGTCTTATTTAAATAAAGTTGCCCGTCCTCTTCAATTGAGTAATTGTCTAATACTCCTCCCCATCCCTCTCCAAAAGATTTAGTTTGAAAATCTACTTCGCCCCATTCTACATCGATGCATTCGCCCAAGTTTTCTGGGAGGGGCAACTTGTAATCACATTTTATTGTATCAAACATTCCCACGTTGGCTCTTTCATTCTGGAGGACTATCACTCGCCTTAGCGGACGACTCTTCACCTTCTTGCATTTGAGTGTGAAGGTCTCCCCCAAATTTCTCTACCTCCTTCTCGAAAACATCAATAAGCTGTTTGAAAACAAAAATAGAACTTGCGCCATGATCAATCATAACTTTCTTTTCGTTTTCATCTTCGATCTTGTCCGCCGTAGTCATCACACCTATTTCAGCGTACTTCACTACAGTTTTAAAAGCTTGCGCCATAAATGCAGCATTACCGGCAACCGCCGCTTCCCTTTCTTCTTCTTCAGAAAGATACACGCCGTCATCTTCTATATTTTCATTTTCCATATTTGTGCTCATAATTTTTTAAAATATTTTTTGCAGTTTCTCTTGATATGCCGTATTCTTCCCAAAGCTCTGGGTACCACTCGTTGGTATTCTCTCCGATAAGTTTCATAAACTTTAACATAGAGTCCTGCCAATCTATCTCAATTCTTTTCTCAGAAGTCTCCATCTATCGCTATCAATGTTTTTTTGTCCTGCATCTATTTTAGAGATCATATCTACAACTTCTTCAATAGAATCATAAATATACTTGTGAGGAATCATTCCCATCATCCAGAGGGGAGTCTTATTCTTGCCGCCTTCCATTGAAATAAAAACTGGTTTTTTCATTCTTACTGCCGTAACTATCTCTTCTGCACTTCCCCAACTAGCTACATCTGGAAGTAAATGAGCGATGATAAAATCTGACCTGTCTACCAAATTGAGGTCATAGCTCCTTATCTGCTTCATCCTCTTAGCTACATCGCTGTAATGACCATTTTCCATATCATCAGCAACTTTCTGTCTAACCCCCTCATCTTCGTCAACGTCTTTAACGAACGGTTTCTTGTAGGGATTAAAGATTCTAATATTTAAGGGATCCAATTCCGACTCTACATATTCGCGCCAATCCCTACCGTTAGCGTACTGCATATGTCCAACTAGATATGTCCTTGTCTTTTCTAGTAAATTCATCCTACAACAAGATTAAGGCTTACCCTCAATCTTGTCAAACTTTTTCTTAAGTTTAGAAACCGCTTCTTTCTCTATTTGCCTAATCCTTTCTCTGGTCAACCCTAGTTTATTGCCTATAGTTTCAAGCGTATCTTTCTTGTCTCTATTAAGGCCGAATCTTCTTTCGATTATATAATGCTCCCTATCCGAGAGACAGGTCTTTAAAAGTTTATTTAAATTTTTTAAATTTTCAAGATCTATAAGGTGCGTAGATGCATCTTTTACACTGTTATCCGGCAAGATAGACTCTAATCTGCAATCCTCTTCTCCCTCTTTTACTGAATAATTTATTGAGATCGTGGAGGGAAGGAACTCCATTATTTTCTTTATTTTTTTGAGGGGAAGTCTCGTGGCTTCGGAAAGCTCAGAATAATCTGGTTCTCTGCCCAACTCGTCAGAAAGCCTTTTGAATTCCCTATTTACTCTAGACCGTTCATTTACTAAGCCGTGAGGTATTCTGATTACTTTTCCTTTATTACTTAAGGCTCTAGAAATTGCCTGCCTTATCCACATCGAAGCGTAATAAGAGAACTTAACATTCTTCTTCTCATCAAATTTCTCTATAGCTCTCATTAAGCCGATTGTCCCCTCATTAACCAAGTCTTCTAGGTCTAACCCTAGATTCTTGTATTCATGAGATATCTTAGTAACCAATCTAAGGTTTGCTTTAACCAGCGACTCTTTCGCTCTTTTTTTAGCAATACCTCTAGACTTAATTTTTTGTAGCGCCTCTTTCTCGTCTTCGACAGAAAGAAGTGGAAAACTTAGCAGCTTTTGATCAATCATTTGACTAACAAAAGTTTAACAGAGAATTATAAAAAAAGCAATAAAAAATTAAAAAAATTTAACCAACTTTGATTCTGTATTCGGACTTGGTGTCTTTCTTTAATAATTCATCCAAGTGTTTTTGTGCGGCTTTTTTTCCCTCCTTAGAAAAAGGGAACGCTCCTTGAATATATTCCTTCTCCTTGGTTACCACTAAATAACATTTATCCTTTTTTACCCTCATACTTATTGTAGGCGCCTGAGGGGGTAGAGTTAAAAACTAATTCATTAAATCTTTATAAAGCGGAGTAACATCTTCTTGATATATATGAAATCCTTTGGGTGGATCAAAAAGGCTATAAAAAGAGGTGGTAAAATTGTCTGGGTGTATGCCTACCCATCTTTCGAAATATATCCTGTCTCCAACCCGCACATCATCGCCGAAAGTTTTAAATGGTATTTGGTTCGTAGGCCTATCATCTATTGGATGACTAATGTGTCTAATATATTCTGCTTTTGCCCACCAAAAATTACCACTAAAATGCATAAACGGTTCTTTCATTAACACGCATCCTGTAACGTGTGATAATCTTAATTTCCTTATATTTTCCTCCCAGCGATCAATAACTACCCATTCCATTAATCTTCTCCAGCCCGTAACAATTTTTATCTTACTTTTATCATATTCCCAGTCGTCTCTTCCTTCTTTAAATAAATAACTAGACCCCTTGGTGTGAAAATACATAACATGATCTATGGCGGGATCTGAGCGACAATCTTCGTACAAATATTTCAAAGTAAAACCTTCGTATTCATTTCTCGTATCCTCTCGAACTTCTAATATCTCAACCCAAGCATAATGAGATTTTAAAAATTTTTCTATCTCAAAGCAATGTTCTCCGCTTATACAACATCTAACTATCGAATTTTGATTAAGCTCACCCTTAATTAGTCTATCCAACTGTTCTTTGATAAGCTCTTCACACTCTTCAATTAATGCTGATGCTGGAAACCAAATATGATAATAAACGACGTTCATATCAACCATGAGGGACATTGATCTCTGTGTAAGCTGGTGCGTCTTTACTCATTTGGTGCTTGTTATCCCAATAATATTTTTCTGATTCATATTGAATTGGTGTGGGACTAACGCACTTGACCATCTGATGAGGATAAGCTATAGCTAATGAACGAACTCCATCTTGAGCTTCTTCTCCAGCTTTCCATTTTGTATAATAAAAAAAGTCATGATTAAATGCGCTATATTTGATTAAATGGGTACATTTTATACCTATTAAACAATTAGCATATTCCACATGATTAGTCATGGGGAAACCGTGCACCGCTGGGAAAGGCTTAGAGAATTTTAATGTCCACTGCAATTCCATATCTCCATCTTCTTCTCCGATGGAAAGTAATCTTTCGTCAAACCACCCTGCCTCGTGTATTTGTCTTCGATTTAAGAAAACATGGCTCCAGCAATTGTTAAGCTTAAAAGACTCTCCATTAGTTTGTTCCATGGCATCATCGAGTTTGTCCCATAAATCGGCAGAATTAACAGATACATCATCATTTAACACTAACACATGATCATTCGTAGAATTTATAAGACAGTTGTTCCATAATTTACCTAATGAACGAAAGCTCGTAAAGAAAATCGGAAAAACATTTTCAAACTCAGATAAAAACAAAAGCATATCTCTCCTGTATTCTTCGTTGAAATCTTGTTCGTATTCCCCGTTTATAGTTACTATAACTTCTACAGAGGGGTTCGTTTTCTTTATCGCGGTAAGAAGTGGTTTAAAATACGTGTCAAACCTTTTTATGTAAGTTGTTATTCCTATTGAATATTTATTTGTTCTAACAGGAGCCGTTGACAAACTACACTCTACTCTTGGTGACGGGTCTGGCTCCTTAACCTTCGGTACGCTCCTTCTAGATTTTTTTCCCTTAGAGTACATTTATATATCCGATCCCCATGCTCGATTTTGATTAATTAATGGCGGATTAAATGCGTAACTCTTAATCTTATCTACTAACTTAAAATCAAATTCTGGATTCTTTTGAAGTCTTTCTTGCTCGATCTCAGTGTTGTTGAAATCCTCGTGTCCCTTAGCATAAACCTTCTCGTATATATCGGGATAAGGGTCATTCCTTTCTCTAGTAAAAAAAATCTGACCCGTAAAATAGTCTATCGCCCCCTTCATCGGAAAGTGATGATTCAATAAAATTTTAGTAGCGTCTAATTTTAAGGCATAAGCGTGTGTGCATCCAGAGCCATGAATATAGCAAATTTTGTCATTTATTTCTTTCGTGACCTGCCCGCCGCAATATCCCGGTACGATTATATTCCAATCTTCTGGTACTGCGTTAAAATACTCAGAGAATTTCTTATTAAAATCGTCCACAAAACAAATATCGTCTTCCAATATAAGCGCAGACTGAATATTTTCTGCGACCATTCTTTTCCAAATATTAACATGACTCAACCAACAACCTATTTGCCCGGGGCTAGCCTGCCAATTTTGAGTTTTCCTCTCGTCTATGAAGTTCGCACCATAATAATCTGCTAGACTTTCGTCCTTGAATTTCTCTGCCCCATCGACAGCATCTACGAACTCGAAAGAAACGCTATGTTTCGCCATTAGTCTTTCTACCTCGTCTCGCCTATCTGGTCTGCGTTTGAGGTTTATAACAAAAATTTTTTCAAAAAAGCTATTCATAATCTAATCTTATTGCTGATAATATTAAAAATGTTGTGTTTGCCTGTAAGATAATCTCCTTTTTGCTTTAATACAGCATTTTCGTAATCTCTATTATTATAATTATAATACACATCTTTTATATGATCCATTATTGAGTTCGATTTTAAGTCTATCTTAATAATTGATTCCTCGTCATAAAAATTACCAACCGTATTTGTCCCATAATATAAGGGTACTGTATTGTACAAAAAACAATCAAATAGCTTTTCGGTAACGTAGGAATCTTCTAGGCAATTTTCTATAGCAATGGAGAATTCGTAATCTTCGAGTCCTGCTTGTTTTTTTTCTGGGTTACCCTTATACCTTTGATCATTTATAAACCAATTCTTGCCGTAAATATGTATATCCAAATCTGTTTCTAAAATTTTCCTCACCAATTCTTCTCTTAAGAAATAATTGTGATTTTGATCCGCCCAACCCCAATTGGAAACAATGATGGACATTTTATTTTGCTTCTTGAAAGATTTATTGCTTAATAAGTCCGCATAAGAAAAAGACTCTATACTCGAGTCATTAGAAAATTGTATTGGATTAGAGTCTATTGTATTTTCGTAACACATCTTGCTTCTATTCGTAAAAACATATCTACAATATTTATGCAATTCTCGATTATAGCTAGGACTCCAAGATGGCTCTAATATAAAGCCGATATTTTTGTGATACTCAGTCGTACGAATTTGAGAATAATTATTAAGTATGACTAGATAATCATAATTCTCTTCAACTACTTCGAAGCCAGCGGGAACCGGCCAATTTCTTAGCGCTCTCTCCTGACATTCTTTATCGTTGCACCAACTGCATACAAATTTAAATCTCATCTAAAAAAACTTTTTCAAATTTTTCCATTACCTTCTCTGGAGAATAAGCTTCCACTAGCTTCTTAAAAATTCCCGTATCGCTATATTTTACTTTGTTAAAGTTGCGTAGAGCATCATCCAGTTCCTGTTTGTTATTATACCATATGCCATGATCCCCCAACATCGTAACATGAGCCTGACCATCTCCCCCCGTCCAAGAAAGTACTGGTTTATCAAAGAATAAAAACTCAGCTATGGAGCAACCAAAAGTTTCTCCCCAAATTCCGTTATGAATCATAGCGTCACAACTATTAATAAAATTAGATTTCTCTAATAGGTCGCTCGTAGAGTCTAAATAGATTATTTGTTTACTATCAATATCAATCAATTTACTTTCTGAGCTATTCATAAAAAGAAAATATATATCATCTCTATCTAAAATGATATCTTTAATAACGTCTCTGATTTCGCAGGCGTCAAACAGGCTCGGGTCTCCATGTCTACCAAAAACCGTTGCGCGTTCTGGGATCCCTAACTCCACTCTAAGGCTTTTATTAGGTTCAGGAAGGTATATCATATGAGGAATAAAAGGGTGCTGGCCGTTAGAAACTGTATTAGACAACCATTCTGAAACATACGCATATCTGTCTCCGTGAGGATCATTGTGCTTAAATACACTATGTATTAAACATCTACCGACTGAGTTTTCTTTTCCATCTCTATGTCCCGCTTTTATCATGTACATCGCATCGATAGATTGTTCTTGCAAGATTCTATCTACCTCAGAAAAATCTTCATATTCATATACCTTAAATCTCCTTTTAAATTTATCTATCCCCTTTTGATTGTTCCAGCTATTATTTTTATCGTAGAAAATTATAGACTCATTTCCTAATAAAGACTCATTATAATCTGCATAGTCATACATCGCTACCGAAGTCCCCCTAATGCAAAGTTGATTAGAATGAAAAGCTATCTTAAGTTTCTTTTTATTTTCTAATTCGGCATAATGAGGGTTATAGCCCCCGCAATGCTCTATGTTAGACTTAAAGGTCGGCTCTAAATGATTAACCATCCATTTCTTGAAAGAATAAATATTTAACTCGTCTTTTCTGTCTGCTAAAAAGCAATCCTCTGGTCCGGATATACCGTTTTCGCTCACGTAATTAACTAGCCCTTGCGCTCCTCGTCGAGTAATTACATAAGCCCATGTTCCTACAAAAAATGCACCATCAAATTTATCAAAATATTTATTATGCTCTTCTCCTCCCGCCGAATTTAATAGGATGATATCTGCGTCCTCGGGAAAATGAGCGAATGATTCTTCTAGGTGCTCGGAAAAATAATCAGGAAAACTAACATCATCTTCTATTCTAAGGGTGTATTCTCTATCTACTGATTGCTTCCAAATATTATAACTAGTTTGCAGAAGGCTTTTTTCTCCGTTAGACAAAGTTAGTTCTTTTCCTCCGTTATGACACCATTTAGAGTAAGTCGGATGTATAATTATATCCGAAGTATCTGCATTATAGGGTACCGCAGAAAACCTTTCTATATTTAGTTGTTTAGCCTGTTCAAGCTTATTTATATGATCCCACCTGTCGGCTCTCTCGTCTAAATTAATGCAGACAGTCTTGTCTATAAGTGAATGAAGGTCATGATTAGCTGAGTCTTGGTTTAATAGGTGTTCTAATCCAGCCTGTCTATATACCGATCTTTGCATACCCAAAGATAAATCAAAGTTTTTACCATAACTAGCCAAGCCAAGATACCCCACTTTTTTCTTGTCGTAATTAAGCAAATATATTTCAATTGGATCTTTGTCTTCTGTATATTCTGTTAGAATAAAATTTGGATGATCTCCTAGCTTTACTCTAAGTTCTGGAATATTTTCTTTTCTCGATATTAAGTGAACTTTTTTGTATCTGTCGCAATAATGTGCAACCATTTTATCTAAAATAGTCTGATCGCTAAGCGCTAAATGAGAACATATAAAAATTTCCTCCGCTTTATCAAGATCCACCATTCCCATCCTCTTGTGGTCATCCAATACGCACACTCTGTCTCCAACGAAATTTCCATACTCTAGTTTAGGGTGTGAAGGGAATGGCCTTTCTTCTCCATGCTCCATATAATCATCGGCCTCCTTAAATCTCGGAAAAATAATATCACTTAAAAAAACTTGATCATCAAAATAAGTTGCTATACCGCTACCCCAACTGTTAACTGATTCTCCATTGAAGGGCTTATATTTCTTTTCTTTGCAAAATATTTCTAATTCTTCTGTTATATTTACTTTGCTTGTATTTTTCATCCCCCACATGCCCGCCATTACTTTATGAAAATGACTACCCTCGCAGTCATGCATCATATGGAAGGTTTTATTTGAAGCCATCCATTCGTCTACCGCCGCTTTCTCTCTATAGTTAACCACGGAATCCGCATCCCTTATAATGCAGGCCTCCACTTCTGGGTCGTCACAAGCCATAAACCTCCAAAACACTGGGGGCATTTTTGACTTCAGAAGAACGACCTCACAATCTAACTCCAACAAGGAACTTAGATTGGGCACATCAGGCGTACAGTAAATTCTGCAAATCCAATCTGGGTATATTTTTTTAGCCTCTTTTACATTAAGCTCTGCGCCTAGCGCAAATTGCATTTTTGTACCAAAAACGCTAAAGCTAATAATTTTTTTTTTATTGTAGGTCTCAGCTGGCATTAAAAACTTCCTTAATCGCTTGGTCGACCATCTTGCCGTCTTCTATTTGTTTCTTGGTTTTAAATCTGTGATTCGAATAACTCTCACAAATGTCAGCATTGCCATACATCCAATGTGGATGGTTGCCTTCTACGAATTCTACATCTACTTCTTCTACCGCATCTCTGCCATAAATAATATGTTTATGTAATTTGGGAGAATATACCTTCGCTTCTGGAGCTAGGAAAGATGCCCACCAACTAAAAGAAGAATTCGCTCTAAAAATAGTTCTTGCAAAATATAATCTTAAAAAGTCAGGAAACCAATCAAAAAATACATCTTGTATTATGGCCGCCCCAGTGGGATAATTCCACCCTCCCCTAGGAGTATCCTGCCTATCTGTATGCCACTTCTTTGAGAAGTCATCTGAAGTCCATTCAATGGAATCTGGATCATACCCAAAATTAACAAACGCCTTTATATAAGATTCCCTTGAAAGAACTGAATATCCCATTGGGTGATTACCTGACTTGTTATATTCAGCGTTCGCTACATCATCCCTCCTCAAGTGAGCTATATCGTAAGTTCCCTGCCTGTCTTCTGCTCTTTTATAAACATCACTATTTTTTACCTCATCGCTAAATTCGAATACTTCTTCCACTTGCCATTTAGCGTCCATTGGTTCGAATATAGAGGGATGATAGGCGCACACGCTGTCCATATAAACGGATTTATTGCCAGCCCAATTTTGATTAGGGTCGTCTGGGTTTACGTACTCGAACTTTGAACCAGTCCTTGAATTAAACTTACTTACAGACTCCGCGCGAAAAGATAACGTATCCATGTCAGCATGCGTTTGATTAATGTACAATCTGAGTTCGTCATCCTCTAATACTTTATGTTTCTGATTCTTAAAAAGTACAGTGCCTTCCCAGTCTGCTGGAAGTATAAAATCTATACCATATCTTTTCGCATATTCCGCCCCGTAGGCATATTGATGTAGCCTATTCCCAAATCTACCGTTCCAGTGAGCCAACAGAATCCCCTCCGTCGGCTGAGGTTTAGGCACAACATCTCCTCCATGATTTCCATTCTCAGGCAGTCCGCCTATTACTTCTGCATCTATTACTTGAGGCTTCTTCTTTTTATTCTCCGCAACCTTTTTCTCAATTGGCTCTTGCTTCTTCCTGTTTGCTCGAGGCTTTTTTGGGGGCTTCGCTCGTTTTGTAGTTTTCTCGGCTGGCCTGCTTTTAACCGCTGCACTAGCTTTAGGCTGAGTTTGGTCAGTTTTTTTTGTTTTTCCTCTTGGCATAATATTCTAGTTCCTCCAAATATCTGGATCTTTCTCCCTTTTTCTTCTCATGTAGTCTCTTTTCTGTTTTCGGCGCTTTTCTATGTTTCTTTTATCATAGGCTTTTCTAGCTTTTTGTAAAGCTTTTTTACCTTTGCGACTTTTGAAGTAAACCTTTTGATGAACGTATAAATCTATATCGTCCACCTCTAGGAATTCTTCCTCTTCGGTTCTAAAACGATTTTTTTTCATTTTTGATTTCTTAGCCATTTTTTGAAATTAACTTTAGGTTCCCAGCCTAGAAATTTTTTCGCAGCAGACGTAACCGCGAGGGTTTCTTTTGCTTCCCCGGGTCTAGCGGGGATAAATTCATACTCACCACCTATCATTTGAGCAATTTCCAAAACGCTATGATTCTCTCCGGAACCTATGTTTAATGGTCTACCAAAAACCTCACTATCCAAGTCTTTCGTCGCTGCTAGAAGGTTAGCTTCAACTACGTCACTTACATGAACAAAGTCTCTTCTTTGCGACCCGTCCCCAGTAATTGTCATTGGCCCCGTTTCTTTTTGCTTCAAAAAAAGACTTACGACAGGAGCGTACTGACCAGAGGATGGAGATCGTTCTCCATAGACGTTAAAATATCTAAATGTAATCGTCTCTAAGTCGTACAAAGAAAAATACATCTCTAAAAGCTTTTCTGACGCGATCTTAGTGACTGAATACGGATTTAAGCAATCTGGCGTCAATAATTCGTGATGAGGAGAAGGCTGAAGTCCATAGGCCGCAGAAGTAGAAGATAAAATAAATCTTTTTACTTTATATTCGCGTGAAAGCTGTAAAACATTACAAACACCCGTAAAGTTCACATCACAGGCCTTAACGGGGTTATCTATGCATGCGCCCACTCTAGACTCCGCAGCTAGATGAAAAACGCAATCAAACGACCCGCGCGCAAAGACATAATCTAACGCATCGTAATTTCTGATATCTATTCTCCAATATTTAGCGCCTGAAGTTTTGTATTTACCAGCAGATTCGTCATCCACTACGGTTACGTCATGCCCGAGGTTTAAGAGCTTATCAACGATATGTCCACCTATGAAACCGCAGCCACCAGTAACTAAACATCTCATAAAAATATGATATCACAATATATCGTCCACCTCAAGTAAAATTTTCCGTTCGGTTCAAAAATCTTTTTTTTTTAAATATCGAGCCTTTTCCAATGACTTAAGCGGCGTTGTCTTTGATGGCTGCGATTTAATACATAGGTATCCCGTTCCTCCCTCAGCATTGCGGCGGAATAAGAAAAACAACTATGACCTACTATAAGGACTTTCGCAGTGACAAAGTCGTGAAAAGCTCTTGTAATGTCTCCCCCCAACTTGAAGTCTAGCCCCTTGTTATGAAGCATTTTAAAATTGTCTAGCTCTCCTTCGGAGTATACACAAATGCTATACTCTGGATAAAGCTTCTTAATTTGTCTTACATAACTAACATAATCTGTGATTTTAACATAACGATCTCCCCGTTTAATATCTCCCCTTCTGATATGCATAGCTACATCATATCTGCACGGCTTAGGTTTCGATGTTGAGTAATACATCTCCCTCAATTCATTTCTAACTCCATGGTTAAAATATTCATTTAAATCACCGTGATAAACAGGCGGATTAAACCAATCTCCAGAAAAATCTACAGGTCTTTGAGGCTCATCATCGGCATCGCTTTTCATCCCAATAAATTTATTTAATTTATTTGCATTGTGAGACTGATCATGTCCCACTCGTTCCATGGGTGTATGCCTATAAATATAACCATCATGCCTCGCTCTCGCAAAGCCCGTCATGAAGCCAAAATACTGTGCTCCAAAACCATCGGTACGACCTCCAACTGTTATAATTTCGCGCATTACATCAAAAAGTATAATTAAAAAAGTCTATATCTTTCCAGTATATATTTCCAACAATATCTATTGTCTCTCTGTCATAGTATTCTTTATAGTGCAGATGTTTAGTTTTATGTTCGTGAGGAAGTTCGTGTCTGGGAACATTTATCCTATCGCATACGGTATCATAATCTGCTTGAAAGTTTTCAAATTTACCTAAAAAATCCACATCAATTTTCTTTCTATCTGTCACCCAAAACCATTGGGGAACTAGATGTCTAATTTTGTGTTTATATTTAGCTAACCCATGTTTTACAAAATCTCTAAAATTCTCACCGTATTCTCCTACTGGTGGAGGTTCTGCCCCCGGCTTCCATCTCCAACCTATTCCAAATTTATTTCGGAGTTCGCCTATGGGCACGCTTGAGTTTCTATTCCAGTTCTTTTTGCTTGGTCCTACTGTAGATTCTGGACGATTATCAACTGCGTAAGGAGAATCTGCTCCGGGAAACGAATCGTAAGAAGTGTCATTTATCCAAAAGAAAGAAGATACTACTCTATCCCACGGATTCCTGACAAAAGAAAATTTAAAAGATTTATTAAATCTTTCTGGGTAATTATTTCTAAGGTAGGTGGCTGGCACATGCCCTAGAAAACAAAAAGGATTATGAGCTCCATCTTCATATAAAAATTCAGGAACAGGCAAAGGTTCTCCATTCGTCGCCCCTTGCCCCAAGGCTACTCTAACACTTCTGCCTCCAGTTTTGGGTACATGTATAAAGGTGAACTCTGGCGCACTACTTTTTGTTCCTATTTTTCCATTTACCCATGGGGTACGAGCACGCTCAACATCCATAGCAGATTGGCGTTTTTGATAATTAATCATCTTATTAAATCTAAGAATCTCGGGGTCCGTCCAATCTTTTCTTGCTGACTTTTCAATTCTGTTCACTCCTGTAGGGTTTACACAAGAAAGAGTGCGGCGGGGCATAAATCGCACCCCACCGCACTCAGTCTCCACCTTTGGTCACCCCTTGACTTAAGAGTCGTCTACACAGGGACATCCACAATCTGCTACTGCACATGATCCCGAATCACAACAACCCACTTCACACGAGCAGTTCGGACACCCCCCGTTAGAAGTCCCTAGATAAGACCAGAGTCCTAACCCAATGAGTAAAGCTCCTGCGGAGCACCATAGTAATATTTTTTTATTCATTACTTTATTCCTTCCTTTCTAAAATAATAAGTTTGGGAACCTTAGGTATCACCCTTAACATAAACGGAAACATTTTCTCCGCCGCAGGGTCGTCATCAACATTTTCTTTATCCTTTTTCTCTCTTGGCTCGTGTTCGATAGGCAATTTCAAAAGCTCTTCTTCCGAAGGCATCTGAACGGATCTATCTAAGGCCCACATAATTTTGTGCTTCTCGCAGTATTCGGCCATCCTGCGCACGGGCACGATAAGGTTAAATCCCTCTCCCGCTCCTCTCACGAGCATCCCTACATATCTAGCGTCAGATTTTAAATACACTCCACCCCCAGAACTCCCGGGAAATGCTGTGCAGGTCGTCTGGTCAAACACGTGTTTATTTAACGACTTAATTAGTCTGCCGCATTGAGAATAAATTCCATCTGTCATACTGTTTGCTCCCATTTGACCGAGAAGGGAGCCGACATGTAAAAGATCCTCTCCCAGCGGAGGAATTTTTTTATCAAGATAAAACGTAACGGTATCAGTAACAAAATTTAATTTCCTTACTCTCAATAATGCTAAGTCATGACCATCGGTCGCGTCACTGTACTTTAAAACTTCCGCGTCCATTTGCAATCTGCCGACAGTTCTTCCATTTTGCCTAATCTCTTTTACTACCATCGGATCTTTGAACTCAACGATAGTCTTGGGCTTGCCGTCTACCAGAGTCGTTCTGGTTTTCCTTAAGTTATCTATAACATGCGCGGCGGTCCATACTAAGTTTACTAATTTACCGTCTTTATCTTTTCGAGTGAAAATTACACCCGACCCTTCTCCCGCAGAGAACTGCCCTTCTGATCTAATTGTCACTGATACGTTCTGAAGATGATCCGCTGTTGATGATTTTTTCTCCGCCCCAAACGATGATACAGCAAGGGAGAGACCGACGATAAAACACGTTAGAGTTTTCATAATTATTATCTATATTAATTATAGCAGTGTGTGAATTAAGTGACAAGTTTTTTGTGTAATTTATAATATGAATCTGATCATAATCTCTGAGTTGACTTGTAATGAGGGGCTTTATTTTAGGCACATTACTATGCAAGCTAAAACTGACCTTGATTATGACATTCTTGTCGAGTCAGAGAAAGATACTATAGATTACTACTATAAACTACTCAAAAGTAAGGGGTGGTTCGACTACGTAGATGACTTTATTGAGCCAGAATGGGCCCTAGAAGGCGTTAGAATTGACAAGGAGCTAAACTACCCCATGACGATAAAAACAAGCCAAATTACGTGCGAAAATACGCTGAATATTCTAGGTCAAATAAAGTCTTTAAGAGACATTATTTAGAGTGAAGATCATCTATTTTCTCTTCTAACCTATCAAACCTTTGATTCATTCTCTCAGCGAATTGATTAAAATCAGACTTACTTACATACTTTTCTGGTAATGTAAGAGCTAATGCTACATGTTTGTCAACCATCTTCCTGTAATCTTCCGTCTGTTTCACTGTTAGCTCGTGATGTTCTTTTTTAATCTCATTTAACTGGCTGAGAACGATTTTAAATATCCAGCCTCCGACTAAGGCTGCAACTCCAACGGCAATGTCTACTAATAATGTATACTCCATCTTACTATTATTTACACTTGAAGTTTGCGCGAAAACAAAATATATTTATACTGGCGTGAATTTTTTGAAAGAAAAGGTCTTAACCTATGCAAATCGTAGGTTCCTGTGGACAGTTTTGCTCACTTTAGCTTGTTCGTATATATACTTCGGGCATAAATATAAGCTCATTTATACTGTAGGTAACAGCATGGAGCCCACTTATCTAGATAAAGAAATACTAATAGCCGAAAGGCTTAGTGATGATTATCGACCTAAAAGGTATGATATAGTGGTCATAGGAGACTTATTCGGGGAAGACAATATAACGAAAAGGATACTCGGCTTACCAAATGAAAAGCTAGAATTAATTCAAGGAAAAATCTTTATCAATAATAAATTTTTGGATGACCCTTATTTCAAAGGTGAATGGTTCCATGAGAAAAAGATATACCACATTCCCAGTGATTGTATCTGGGTTATAGGAGATAACCGTTCAGAGTCACACTACGGGATCTATTTGATAAAAGAAGTTAAGGGTTTAGTTAAATAACTACCACCTAGAAATTTCCCAAAGCTTTTTGCCTCCAATTAATAATGACGCTACACCTAGAGCGACCCACGGATCTACGCACTTAAATACGAGCATAGAACCGACGAGAATCCAAGTCATAGCTGGTAAAAAATCCGGATCATTAACGTGTTCGATAGTCCAAACTTTAGCGTTGTGGATATGACCTTTTACCTTGTCCATGAAGGATAGCTTTTTCTTTGCTTTTCTTCTAGCCATACTATTATATACACCTATATTACTTTTTGTCTCTAGTAATATACAGTAAATACCCCATTAAACACAAAAAAGGTATCCATAACATTAATAACATTAACACTTCCATGTATATATTATATCATAAAATGGTAGCGAAGGAGGGACTCGAACCCTCACGGCTTGGCCCGCCGACAGATTTTAAGTCTGTTGTGTCTACCAATTCCACCACTTCGCCAAAATCTGGTACTCTTGCTGGGACTCGAACCCAGAACCCTCTGTTTAGAAGACAGATGCTCTATCCAATTGAGCTACAAGAGCATGTCTTTATAAGAATAACACTTATCCCGAACTAGGACAAGTTTATTTCCTTGAAGGAACAAAATGTTTGTTAGATTTATGAGTGGATTTCCCCGGGCTACAATGAGGAGGGCATACTAAGCACAGCTTCCCTTCAATATCTGCGTACTGACCCCCTCCGAACATCATGTGGCATTCGATTCCTACTTCTTTTAATCTGTCAGGGAACATGTGTATAGAGCCGTACCAGCCGTTAAGCACGTCCGTTGCAGCCTTCGAGAAAACTTCTCTCACTGATTCAAATATCTCCCCGCTAATAACAAGAAAAGTGTCGTCAGAACTGCCTCCACCCAACGAAACGGCGCCATGTGGAATCCAGATGTTAGAAAAATCCTGAAGAAACATGGTGTCAAATCTTACCACAATAACAAAATCATATTTAACATTATTTAAATCTTGATACTCCTTGGTTAAGTCGAGAGAGTTTTCAATTATTTTATATTGCCACCAAGCGTTTCCGGCCTTTATGGAATCATCAAAGTCTGTCAGGCTCACTGACACGGGGCTCATCTCTTCTATAAAGTCATTTACTTTTTGAGATTTATATGTATTAAAGAATATATCTACGTCATGTCCGGCGTCCAGCAGGGGGTTGATAAGGTGCTCTTTGTGCGATGGAATGCACTCGGCAAAGTCTATAACACTACTTCCACGATGTCCTGAATAGTCAGGCTTGTAGCTTATCCCTTTATAGCAAACCGCATATCTCATAGTTCAGTTAGGCTCCCTATCCCTTTATCCCTGTCTATCGAAACACTAAAAGCCGCCTCTCTTCCGTCAGGCTTCCTGTCGTTAACCACGTATCTTTCTCCGCCCCCTATCCCCATTATAAGCTTATCGTAGAAGATACCAACCTCTGATAGCTGACGCTCTGTTTGCTTTCTGAGGCTTTCTTTTCTTCCTGTAACCAAAACTATGCAGTATCCTTTCCTATCCCATTCTAAAAGTTTCTCAATCGTACCGGGAAGGAGTTCTACCTTGTGGTCTGGGCGACAGGTATCCGCTGGGCCATAATGCTTAACGAGGGTACCGTCTACGTCACAAAAAATTGTCTTGGGTCTTATTTTCATTTCCTTTAATCGGTAAAGCAAAGATTTATATCGCAGTTCATTACAATGAGCCCAGTTCCCGACCAGTGTGCATGTTCGGTGACGTCATATTTTTCATATTCTAGACTATTCCATAATCTTTGCATAGCCTCTCCTTCTCTCGGGGATGGGTGATGAATATCATCCAAAATAATTATACCAGAAAATCCAAGTTCGTCAAGGCGTTCGATTATCTCTCTCTCAATGACTTCAAAATGATCTATATCTATCATGACTATCTTAATTTTAGATACAAGTTCCTGAGTTAGGTCTTCAAGAACATTCTTGATACGAAACTCAATATTTTTTTTGGTATAGATTCTGTGTTGAGGGTTATTAATACCATCTATAATATTATAAGATAGCACTTTGTTTGTCTCATTATGAGATAGTGAAACAGCGCTTGTTCCATAATATGTTCCAATATCTAAAATAACTGAGTTATCAAAAAACGTTGTAAGATATGAATAAAGTTTATATCCATCCTGCCCCGGGGGCAAATCATAGCTAGTAGGGTCCACTATATACTCATGGTTTTTAAGTTTGAAGTCGTCTAGGATATCGTTATTAATATGTATTTTCATAAAAGTGTCTTTATTTTTTTCTTGACATTGCTCTTTATTATATGGCTAATGTTATCAAACTTCAACTCGATGCCTTTTATAAAGTCTGGATTAGATAACACATAATGCCCACATATATTAATCAAGTCTTCTTTCTGTGTCAAGGGGTCGAAGCTTTCGTCGACCCACTTCTCCCATCTTCTGGACTCAAAACAAATTCTATAAAAAACATCAAGCAGGTGAGGCTTTTTTTTCTTAATCATATCTAAGTACGCTTTTGTTTCTATCTGACCAAACTCGGGGGCGATGTTAATGGAGTCAAGTCCAGCGTCGAATTTTTCTCTTACTAGCTTCGTGGGGAGGTAGTCTCCGTTGTGCTCTTTAGATAACAGGTTATATTTTTTACAAACATTTACCATGTTACCCAAGCGGCCCTTATCGTAAGAACCCGTGTTCTCGTTACCCCGTAAAGAGGTGCCCGATTGGACCACAAGGTATTCGATATGGCAAAAAGCTTCTGGCGTTAGACTCTCCCACAGGTTGAGGACTAACGCGTCTAACTCTTCGTGCGAGAACCTTCTTATAGCCTCCTCTGTGCCCACCTCGAACTTCATGTGGGGGTTCTCTTTGTGACAAAAATTAATTATATCTATCGTCCACCTTAATCCGTCTTTATATTCTGGGTATTCTTTCCAAGGATCAACATGTATATAGTCTAGATACTTGCAGTCATGCTTCAAGGACTCGTAGCCGTCATCATCAAGGTAGCCCTGCATGGGTCCGGCATGGTCCCTTTTTAGGGGTAATCTGGACGCATATTTGCTGAAAGATTTCGTCGTCCAATTGTTAACGTAGCCACCATCCCATTCGACTTGCCTCCTTGACGGAATTAAACCTATGGGCGTGCCTTCTTCAATCGAGAGCTCCAAGATGGCGTCCACTACGTTTTTAGACATAGGACCGATAAATATTTTAGGGTACATCCTTTTTGATAGATACACTCTATTTATCATCTATATAAACTTAACGTTCGGGTTGATGTTCTCCGCGAAATTGTTCCTCACTTCGTCATTGTAAACTCCCGCACGCAATATTACTATCGCCTCTGAGGTGCCCTTTAATATTTCTGGGATATCGGAATGCAAGCTCGTACCATATAAGCGTTTACCCCTCTTGGACTCGTCGTTATCTAGTAGTCCTACAATTTTTGCTGGGTCCAAGCCAAAAGAAATTAAATATTGCGAAAATACATGGGCGCCAAATAAATAAACCGGAATATCTGTGGAGTTTATGGCCTCGTTTATTTTATTAACATCATGCAAGTGTGAATCTATATATCTATTGAAGAGATCTTTGTACTCATCGTATGCGTTAGTGGGAATGCGTGTCGGTTCAACGCTATGATTTTTTATAGCTGCATAGAATATACTGTGGTCGTCTCTGTAATATTCTTTATTTATTAAAGAAAATCCATGGCTACTCAACAGGTATTCGATGTGAGTTTCACCTAAAAAAACGGTATGCTCAAAGTTGATACAGTTCGTATACTTTCTCTTAATCATTTCGTCCATGTTAGGCACAGAAAATATTAATATCCCTCCCTCAATGAGCTCTGATGTATGCTCCATGAAGCGCCTTGGATCATATGTATGCTCTAGAACATGCGAGTGAACAATACAATCATATTTATCTCGAGGAATAAAGCCGTCATCAAAAAAGCCTCGTATTACTTTCGCTTTTATATTCTCGGGATCAATAGGGTTGGGTTCTATGATCGTCCAATTCGTGCTCGGGGCTATCTTGTTGATTTTATTAGCCAATATTCCATGTAGGCCGCCGATCTCCAGTACGTTATTGACATCGTAAGAAGAAATAAGCTCTGCGAACGCTTGGTGATGCTCGTCCCACGCTTTACCTACGACCCCAGAACCGTGCTCCGTTTTGTATACTACATCTAATGGTAAAAGCGGGTTTAACTGAATCATCCCAGACCTCTTGCTGATATACCAAGGCATGTCGGCTAATACATCTTTTTCTCTCGGTTCATCTGTGCACCCCATGAATACTGGAAAATTCTCAAATGTATGAAGATGTTCTAGGTCGGCGTCGCCGAATATTACGTCGTTATTTCTTTTGATAGTCTTCACGGTGCATGTATGGCTTTATATAACTTGAATTTCCCGAAAGTAAATAAGAAATTATCAAATGGATGATCATGCAGGGGAGACATATTAAGCCAGATGATGGAGCTCAACACTTCAACCTTTCTTAAATCGTACCCGTTATCTACAATAAATTTATGTAGAAGCTCTCTACATCTAATAAGTGTGCTGCTGCACAGTATGTGGCAATTTTTAGATGACTGATCGAATAGTTTTCGGTCTACGATACTATGGTTAACCATAAGGTTATGATTTAATTTAGCTAAATCATAATATATATCTCCCGCGCTCAAATTACCGCCGAAGTCTTGCCTCCAGTCAATGAGGCAAAAGCCGTCTTGCGTTTCGATTATATTATCTAAAATAAAATCCCCGTGGAATCGAACAGGTACCCCTGTGCAAAGCCATTCAGTGTCGACCTTAGACAATAGTTCGTTTACCGGGGGGATAAGCTCTCCGTTTATTTCTTGCTGGACATCGTCCACACCACCTAGAAAGTCGGAGATTCTTTTCTCGGTTTTATTTACATAAAAATCAATACATTCACTGTAGAATTCATCTACTTCTCTGGGTTCCCAGAGGTTGTCTTTAGCCCATTGCAGGAATCTTTGAAAGCTCTTTTCATTAACCGACTTAGAAAACAGCTGTCCTTCTGCTTTTTTATATTTATAAAAATTTTCAGTAGAGGATATTATTTCGGGGGCTAGCCCCTCTAGCTCTTTTACTCGGTCGACTCTATTCTGGTTGATCTCTGCGTCAGAGAAGAACTTAATAACGAAGTCGTCAAATAAAAAGGTCGATTCACCCTTCTTGTCTAGCACTTTAATTGTACTTTCGAATTTTTTTCTAGCTCTATATAGCTCGGTAGTATTCCCTGTATCGTGCCAGCCCTCAGTCTCTATGCATGTAAAGTCAACCTCGGGAAGCATTTCGTTTATCACATGGACGTCAGCCGTGTCATGATGGTTGTTATTTATAAGTTTTTCTAAATTCAAAAAGAATAATTCAAAGTCTTTAATACCTGCTGCTCCCACGTAAGAAAGCTCAAAGTCTAATTCGCCTTGCTCGTGGATCTTAGCTAATTTATGCTCACTGTTTAGTCTTAACATGCGATACTCTGAGGATTCTTTCTTGCGAGCCCCTATAACATAGTTAAACTCAGGAATCATAGTCCGAGTCCCCTCTAAGATGGTGTCTGAAGCGTGAAAAATAAAAGGGCACTGTAACTCCTGCTTGCACTGTAGTATAGAATAACCTAGGCTACTGCCCTCCCCCTCGTACTTATCTATCTCGATGAAGGTTATTGACTTGTTCGGGTAAGCTAATTCACAGAACTGCCTTACGTGCGACCCGTAGTAGCCCAAGCTCACGACGAACTCGGTATCCTCAGGGTAACTCTCGATAATGTAAGATATTGCAGGCTTATCTGATACCCTAATCAAACACTTATTGGTGTAGTTCGTCAACTCCCCTAACCTGCTGCCTATTCCACTGGTTGTGACTAGAACTTTATACCCTGCCATAACGATCTTCTATCCTTACGATGTCGTCTTCGCCGAAATATTCCCCCAACTGAACTTCGATGAACTTTAAGTCTGCGTCTCCGACATTCTTTATTTGATGTTTAGCTTTGGTGGGAACATGGATAATTTGACCTTCGCTTACAGAGGTAACCACGTCATCAAGTTTTAGCTCTCCCTTTCCTTGAACGACTACCCATACCTCGCTCCTTTTATGATGGTATTGGTAGCTTGGGGACTGCCCCGATTTGATAATGATCTCCTTGACCTTACAATCAGCGGAATCTAGTAGGTTTTCGAAAGATCCCCAAGGGCGTGTCTCTTTGTAGTTCATACAGTAATATATTTAATATAGACTAATTACAAAAAAACGCCATAGCGAAAACTATGGCGCGTGTTAAGTTCTAAATAAGGGGGATTTACTTCTTGCCTTCTTCTCCCAGCTTAACTCCCAAAGGAGGAACTGTTATGTCGACCAATGGAGCAGTGACACTAAGCCCCTTCTCCTTACTGAGACCCACTCCAAGGAGTCGATCATTATTGGCCTTACCACCTACTGTTACTGTAGGCAGTTTCTGAGTTACGGCGCATCCAGATGCAAGAACTAGACACGCCCCGGTCATGAGAATATATTTCTTCATTGTTAAGCATAATTCTAACACTACCCCACTTTAATGTCAATAGGTTTTTCTTCAGCTTTTTTGTTTATGATAATCTTAAGTAATCCATCTTCATATTTTGCATTAATTAAAGACTTGTCAGCTTTATCTGGAATAGCAAAAGCTCTGTGAAATTTTCTGTCCTCTTGCTCTGCTTTTACGTGAAGCAGCTTGCCTTCTACTGACATTTTAATTTGCTTCTTTTTATATCCAGCAATATTTAATGTTAACTTATAGCCGTCATCGACTTCGTCGAACCACCCCCCGTCTTGAGCGGCTTCTTCAAAAAAGTTATCAAAAAAGCTATCGTTCCACAGGTAATTGTCCAACACTCTATTGTTTAATAATTTTAATTTCATAACAAGATTAATAAAGCATATAACGTGCCAAAGAAAAAACCCCCGAAATCGCTCATTTTTTAACGAATCGGGGGCATATTATCGACGAATAGGGTCAGTGTGTCACATTTAAAATCTCGACTCAAGTGTGCCACTCAGTCTCTACTAGATTTGCAAAAATAAATTCCCATTTTTATCATAGAATTTAACTTCCGCTCCTCCCGCTAGATTTTTAATTTCAGCCTTTTCGTTAGTAGTCAATTCTGGGCTTAATGCCATGAAAAATCTTTCAGACCTAGCTAGTCTCGCCTTTTTTTGACAACCACACCCCACGTTTATCTGCTCGAAGGCCTCACAAAATCGAAGAACCGCCTCTGATTCCCTGAGAGAGGGATGAGATGCTACAAATTGATAAAAACTAAGGGTATCTATGAATTTTACATCCTCCATACTAATAATATTACACTAATAATCTAAGTTAAAAGCAATTTTATCTTTTCCGTGATGAGTATAATTAATCATTCTCTGCGTTCCGAAGTGGCTAAGTAACGCTACTTCAAAATGCCCCTTCTGTTTGCCCTTGCCTTCTAGCCAAAAGATATTATCCATCTGCTTTATATACGGTATAACTTTATGTACGTGAGGATTGCCGTCTAGAATACTAGAAAAGGCTGGGTTACAGGCTACGTACAGATTATAATCAGGGTATTGCTCTTTTAAACTCTTGAATAAACTGGTAGCAAGGTAAATATCTCCTATACTTTCTGGAATTACATACAGGAGCCTCTTACCTTCGTCATCTTTATCTAAGATGTCTTCAAGGGATACTCCTTTTTTCGTAATTTCTTGCCGAGCAACGTCTTTAAAGTAATCATGTACAGCTTTCCTGTCCTTACCGTTCTCCTCAAGTTCTTGCTTCCAATATAAAAATCCTTTGTCATTTCTATCCACTTCCATGTCTAGAATTTTATTATATAAAGAAATAATCCACTCCTCTGTATCCAAGGAATCATCTATTTCGGCGTCAGGGTTCTTTTGGTCTAGTTCAATATAATCCCCTTCACTGGTAATACTCGGCGAGTCGTCAATAAATTTTTCTATATCACCGCAGACTTTTTCTACAGAGTAGTTATCTATGATCCACTGTCTAGCTTTTTCGCCCATCTTTTTGCGCTTATCAGTCGACATCTTGAATACGCGATCAAGATTCTTTGCTATAGATTTAGGGCAGGTAGAAGCTTTAATGAACTCTGTACCGTGTTCTCTGTATTCGCTCCACTCTAAAGGTAAAGAGTGCGCTTCGTCTATGCACATGTCTTGACCGCAACTGTAATCTGTTGTTAGCACTGGTAACTCGACTAATTTTGCCTCCTGAAGGGGGAGCTCTTGACCTCCACTGGTAAATGGATGACAATAACAGTCCATCATATTATATATTTCATTTAATTGTTTTTCTGTCGTCCCGTGCTGAACATTGGTAGTCGTCATGGACTTCTGCATAGAACAAATATCACAATCTAAATCTTGTCCTACGAATGGCCTAACGTCATAAACTCCGCAATTTCTACATGTGTAAGTAGTCAGTATCTCTCTGTGGGGTATCTCAAATTCATCTGCCAGACGATGAATGTTCCACCCTTCAGAAAAGTGAGTATGCAGTAAGAGGTAAGATTTTACTTCGGGATTTTTTGTTTTAAATATTTTGTACCCTTCCAAAAGATTTGGTACAGATTTTCTAAGTTGATTTCTAAAAACAAAACCGACAACAAAGGCATCTTCTTCTATGAGGCTTCGCCTTCTTAAAGCGTCTCTTTCTTTTTTCTCAAGTTTAAAAAAGTTATTATGATCTAGCACTCCATGGACGGTTTTAACGTGCTTTAAATCCATTTCGTGCATCTTCTTCGTCGCAAAGTCTGCCCAGACCCAAAAGTTTTTAGCCTTCTTCGCTACATCAATTGCTTTTGGTAAAATCGGAAGAGAATCTAAAGTCGTCCAGAGAGCGCAATTAATTTTATTAAACCATTTCTTTTCAACAGTATAATCCAACCCCCAAATATCTTGGGCTCCTATATATACGTCAGGTTTGACCTCATTAATTATATCATCTATCCTAAGAGAGCCATAGGCTATCATCCTGCCGATCTTAGGGTCTCTCTGGTCTATATTAGATGTGTCTGCTGGGATCGCTCCATAGCTTTTCCACGGAAGCCTATCAAATTCTAGGTAAGTCTCATTTAGCCCACAGCAATAATGATGTATATCATATTTTTTCGTATTATATAAATGAGTTAAAACTAGCTTGGCATTTCTACCGAAGCCAGTTTTCATTAAGGAAAAATCGCTATGAAATAATACTTTCTTTTTCGACATACTCTTACCATTCAAAGTCTTCGCTATTACCTTCTTCCCCTGCTTGCTCCGCTTGCTCCGCTTGCGGAGATTCGCTTTCGTTCCTCAATTCTTCTCTAGGTGATTGATAATTTCCTCCAGACTTGCTCAATATACTCTGAAGCTTCGTATCGAATCCATAGTTAAGCACGAAAAGAAGATACTCCTTAAGGTATCTTGCTTCTGGATAATTAAAACCAATAATAAAACTAGCCTTGTTCGTCGTATCAGATTTATCTTGCTTGTTTACAGAGAAGGAGAATCCTTTCTGCTCTGAGGTTTTTTTATCAATATATGCCCCGAACTTAATCTGCAAGACTTGGTTCTGGCTACTGTGATAAGTAGATAACTCTCTATTAGATTCGATTACATCAATAATCCCAGCAGCTTCAGAGTGACTTAGCTTAGTGATCACTCTACCCTTTGGGTTATCTTTGTTTGCATGAAATGATCCCGTACGTTTTTTATCGTCCCAGCTTGCTTGTTTAATTAAAGACGCCATAATGGTTCCGTCTGCGTTCACCCAAAAAGAGCAAGCTGTTCCAGTCACCCGAGGATTTGCTTTATAAAATTGTACCATACCACAGTTTAAACTATATCCCTATATATTGCAAGTATTATTTTGAATTTAAAGCTTTCAATTCTGAGAGTTTTGTATATACTTTTTGGTCTTGCACTCCTACTTTGTGTGCGAAGACTACATCCTCTTTCTTCCTACCGCTAATAATAACTATATTCCCATCTTTTGGCAATCCGTTATTTTTTATCTCACATTCTTCCATATTTTTATTAAAAATCATGCACTCCATAAAACCTGACTCATCCGAAATAAGCATTTTAAGATATTTATTCCCGTTCTTTGAGACTCTCGAAAAAGATTCTTCTACTGTACCAATGAAGCATACGTTATCGTTATCATCCATCGCTGGAATATCTGATATGTTTCTGAGTGTACCTTTCTGTCTAGACCAAATATCTCTCAAGGTGACTCCATACGTATAGCCCAGTAACTTCTTTTCGTAATACCAATTAGCGAAACTCTCTGACTTACTATTCAGTTCAAAGATTTGCTTATAAGGCGCCGCTTTCTTTTTGATAGTCCCAACTCTAGACTCCTTAATAACTACCTTATTATCGTCGCCTTTAAAATTTATTAATTTTTTTACAATTTTTACTAAATCATAGTCGTACTGTTCTGCCATGCGCAAGACATAGTTCTTCTCTTTTCTGGTTAAGATATTCCACACTTGAGATTCATAAACCACCTTAGAGCGAGACTGACTAAATCCTTCCAACGCTCCAGCTTGAATAAGCGCAGAGAGATTGCCAATATTTAGACCCGCTTGTTCTGCGGCTTGAAAAATCTCAAACTTGTTGGCATATTTATTTCTAAAGTTATTAAGCTTCTCTATTGATTTGTCACTGATACCTTTTATGGAGAGTAAACCAAAACGTATATCGTCGTCTTCAATTATAAAGTCCATATCCGACTTAATGATATGTGGTGGAAGTAAAAGAATATTAAAATTATCTAATTCTTTTTGTATAATAGATATCTCCTTGATGGGATCTGGTTCATGCCTACTCATCTTTAAGAGGCTTAAGAAAAATTCTTTAGGATACTTGAACTTGAGGTAGACTGTCGCCGCCGCTAGTGCTGCATAAGCTAATGAGTGAGACTTGTTAAAGGAATAATGCGCACTATCTTCTAGTACCTTCCAAAGAATATCTGCCACTTCTTTCTCTAAATTATTCTCTTTTACTTTATCTTTAATCTTCTTTTTCCATTTCCTAACTTCTGCGGTCTTTTTCTTGCCTACAATGCGCCTTAATAACTCCGCTTCATCTAACGTAAAGCCAATTTTGTGAGCCATCTTCATAAGTTGCTCTTGGTATAGGGCGACTCCTCCTGTGGAGGATAAAATGTCATCAAAAAATGGATGAATAGGCTGGTATTCATCTTCGTTTGTGTAAGCTGCATATTGATCGACGTAAGCTAATGCTCCCGGCCTAGCAAGCGCCAATACAGCAGATAGTTCTTCTAGGTTCTTAGGCTTAACTTTCTGACACACTTTGAAGTTCGTCGGCGCTTCAATCTGAAAAAGTCCGTGAGGACTTGAAAGGTGCTGAAATTGTTGGTATATAGTGGGATCTGTAAGATCAATGTCTCTTAAATTAATACCTACCATCTTGCACACATCATCCGCAACAGAAACTCCCCTAAGACCTAATATGTCTAACTTTACATTAAAGACGGAAGACCAATTCATATCGTATGAGGAAACAGATTCCTTGTCGGACGATAATTCTGTGGGACATGATTTTTCTAAAGGATCATACGAAACTAAAATACCTGAAGGGTGTACGCCCTTATTTTTTACAAGACCCCTCAGAGAGAGAGCTATAGAATAAGCGTCACTATTTTCATCACACCACTCTTTAAATTTTTCTACTTCCCCGTACGCTTCTTCAATATCCTTAACTATGCCAAACGTCTTAGGAATCATAGCTGTCACAGTATTCATCTCTACCTCGGATTTACCACCTACGATCTTACCGCACTCTTTCATTAAGAGTTTACCGCTTAAGGTATTAAAAGTAAGTATCTTAGAAGTCTTGCCTTCAAACTTTTCGTACAAATACTGTATAACCTTCGGGCGATTATAATAACAAATATCTAAATCAACGTCGCACATAAGCGAGCCGTCAAGATAGGTAACTCCGTCTACCACCTTTTTCTTTGCTCTAATTTTAGAAATGAATCTCTCAAAATATAAATCATATTTTAATGGATCAATTCCTGTAACGCCAATGCAATATAAAACTAAACTGCCCGCCGCAGAACCTCTGCCTAATCCAACGGGGATATCTTCTTCCTTACAGTAATTAATTACGTCCCATACCAAAAGAATATAATCAACAAAACTAAGCTCATTGATAATATCTAACTCATAATCGAGCCTCTCTTGGTAAGCTTTTGGATTTTTAACCTTGAGATTCTTTAGTCCAGATTCACATAACGCCCGAAGAAATTCATAATTCGTACAGCTTTCGCTTACCCTTATGCTTCTCTTGTATTTATTTTCAATAGAAAAAGAGGGGAGACGTACCCCGTGGAGAGGTAAATCTATCTGAGAAAACTCATTAAAAAAATCGCCCTTAACTTTCATCTTTTTCGTCTTTATCATTATCTCGCTTCTCCGGTTCTTCAGTCTCTTCCTCAATGGAAAGTATTTCTAGATTTTTACTGTTTCCATCTCCGTCGATGGTCTCACAAATTTGGTTCATAGCTGCACAAAGCATATCGGCAGAATCATCAGTCACCACATTATAAAACGCATTAACGCTAGACTCTTTCGCTCCATGTTGAATGATTAAAAGGGTATATTCCATATCCTCTTCATCCATCTTCTCTTTAAGGTCGTAAACAAAATCTAATGTAGCCATATCAAATATCCACTTGCCATTTAAGCTTGTTCCATACTTTTAAATTTAACTCTAAATCTACCAACGCATTATGTAAGTTCTCATAATCATGATCGATATTATACTCTTTACCCAGCGCTTTAAGATTTGTTTTTATTCCCTTGATTACTTTATTCAGCATCTTATATTGATACTCCAAAAAATCAGTTTCATTGGTGAAGGGGAGGTTGGATTTAATACCTTTAGCTATACAATAGGTATCTAAAACCTTGTTTAATAAATGAGAATAATCTTCCCCCTGTTTTTCATAAAAAGATTTAATTAAATAAATATCAAACCCCAAAATGTTATGCCCCACTATATAGTCCGCTTCATCGAGCCAATCTTTTATGGTAGGAAAGATCTCTTTGTATGAGACAGCTTTATTTTCGTAAGTCTTTCGGCTAAACTTTGTAATCCTTGCTGCTTCTGGGCTTATGTTAATCTCTCTATCCCATTTTACATAGTAATCTTTTTCGTCCACCTTCTCTCCCCCCTTGGTCTTGATCATAGCTATCTGCCAAGGTAAATTATGAAAAGAATTTAAGCATAAGTTCTCCGTTTCGCAGTCGATTAAAACGTACGTTTTATCTTTATCAAATCTTAATAAATGATCGTCCATATTATGTATAAAGTCTGTGGCTATCCTCGTCTCTATGAAATTTACTAATCTCAATTAGCGTAACATTTCCTTGCTCTGCCATTAACATATGCGCGCGCCCTCTCTCCATCTCCATGCTCTCTCCTTGTTTGCATGTTATGGTAAATGGGTGATGATCAGGATTATCTCTATCCCATAGCATATCTACCCTTAACGTTCCCTCTAGGATATGGAATGTCTCATGCTTATCTACATGGTAATGCATAGAGGTGTGATGCCCCTCTCTAATAAATAAAATCTTGCCGCAATAATCTTCTTTCTCATTATTGGCGAGCCATGATTCACTCCCCCAAGTTTTAATTACTATCTTAGGATTAAACGGCGCCATTCTGTTCCCTCCAGCTTTCAAAACAAAATTCATCGCTACACATATGATCTAGCCTAGGTTTATCCAATGCGCTGCGGTTATTGATACATCTAAATGTAAGATAAGATTTAAAATCTTTGCGATTGTTATAATAAATACTCTTTACATTTTGCGTCTCGAACTTGTCTTTGGCATATGCGTTTACCTTGTCCGCTATAAGGCTATCAAAGGGCAGATTGTTCTGTTCGGTAAAGAAGCGGGGATTAGTAAAATCAATTTGCGGCACACAATTTTTACCCATAAAAACATTATTAAATATAAAGGAGTCATAAAACGGCACCACTAAGGAGAGTTCTTGTTCCTCCCATAAGCTACTAAGAATATCATAATCTATCCTCGGTGTATAATAAAATCCTTCCTTAGCAGCAAAGGAGAAAATCTTTACTAACCTAGTAAAACCAGCATCATTCTTCGGAAAGATTATGTATCTACTAGTCTTGTTAAGAGAGTCTGCTGACTTGTCTTCAAAATCATCGTTCACATTTAACCTTAAACCAAAAATGAGATCCAACCCAAGCTTCTTAGCAGAAGTATAAGCTTCTAGAAATCCACTCATGTTATCGTCTACGATAACAACTCGAGATATATCGTTGTCGATGCACACTTGGAAAATAGACATGGGGCCGTCTTGCGACATATCTTCTGGGTCTTTGAGGGTTAGGATACTCTTCCCTACGCTATAATGAGATTTAAAAAGTGGAATAGTATCAACCATAAAACGATTTTAAAGTACGACCCCTTAAAAGTCAAACAAATCTTCTTGATTAGCGGAAGTTTGTTGGGGAACATTATTAAATTTCGGACAGCCTTCGTAGTGTATTACTTCTATCTTTTGCCCTTTACTTTCATCTGCGGTAAGCTCCTCCTCCTTAAAAGCAGATTTTATTACCTTACCCTTCTTATCTTTAAGAACGTAATAATCATAGGGCTTATGTAGTGGGCATATCCATCCACTTTTAGCAGGACCGCAGAGCCATCTATGCCCGTTATCTGTTGCGAAGTTTGACTTTGCATCTTCCTCGCTAAAGTTACTAATAAGCTCATTGAGGTGCTCCAAGTAGTGCTCAAACCCTTTAATTTCTTCCTTGGAAAATTCTAGTTCTTGTACGGGGGAGCGAGGAAAACGTAAAAATAGAAATTGAACAATGATCTTCTTAATCTTGGGCCATATTTTCTTAGCTGCAAGGGTATACATCATTGCTTGTACATTAGAGTTAAGTTCTTCTCCTTTGAATTTTTGCTTGCTTGACTTATAGTCTACGATATATAATACCCCATCATCGTACTGGATAGGCTTGTCCATGAACCCATATATATTATATTTAGGCTTCCTACTTTTAATCTTAAATTCCTGCTCTGGTTTATCTATCTTTCCGCCCTCTTTACCAAAGAACTCTGCTCTTAATCCGACTACGATCATGTTGTCTACCAGTTCATAGTTTTCTTCGTAGGTCTCTTTCCCAAACTTTTCTATTTCGCAACGACGTAAATAACTGTGAACATATCTATTCACCGCTTCTGAACCTGTGATTGACCCCTTGGTGAGAATGGATTTAAAGTGTTTTTTATGTCTATCTTTGAGAAGATACTCGAAAACATTGTGACAAACGGTTCCCCTGAGTGCTCCAGAGTTAGTTTTGTCTGGCATATTAAGGTGATACTTACCCCAATAAAGCCAACTACAGTTATCTAGAGTCTTGATTCTAGATGCGGACAGGAAGACTGGTTCTTTTTTTGGCATTATATTTTTTCGGCCCACTCAAGTATTTCTTGTTTACTCATCTCTCCAAAATCATTTTTAGTTGGAAAGTAAATTTTGAGTTGCCTTCGATCAAAAAAAGTCAACAGTCTCCTTTCTATTTTATAGGCAGCATTATTTCCTGCTCCCTCCGTTTTTTTTAATTGATCATTGTTTAAAGAAATTATAACACGATCGGGGTCTAAACGCAAGAGCGTATTCTGAATTGAAGTGCTCAGGTTCAACCCAAAAATAACAATTACATTCTTAATCCCAGCCTCCCATAATGAAAGCATATCGCCTATGGACTCAACTAAAATAATAGTCTTTAAATTTTTTAAAATTTTAATATTATATTTCAAGGGATAATTCCAGCTAAATTTATCTCCAATATGTTTCCACTTGGGTATTTTTGAATAACTTTCTAGCTTGTGAACGTATCTACCGCTTACTCCAACCAACTTTTCCCGATAATCAAACACGGGAAAAATATATCTATCTACCATCTTGCCGCTATTGCAAATCCCTCCGCCGAAAACTTCTAGTGTATCGTCGGAAATTCCTCGGTTATTCCAATATGAATTATCTTTTTTTAAATTTTTTAGAAAGTCTTGAGAGAGAATCCTGCGTTCCACTATGCGAGGTTTATATTTAGGAGCCTCCTTGTCTATTACAATCTTGTCAGACAAATATTGTTTAGCGTCATCTATGGAAGACAGGTTCAATGATATTTTAACTAACTCTTCAAATCTGCCTGAGATATTCTCTTTAAAGTCGACCCAATTACCGTTATCTTTTCTTATTCTGAGTACAGTATTGCTATCGGAGTCTCGATAAATTGGCCTCGCTCTGAACTCCTTACCGTGATCCTGAAGGTTATATCCTATATCTCCAAGGATATCCCTTATTTGTTGGGACATATCCATTACAGTATGTCTCCGTGATCCTCTGGATTTTGATCTTCAATCTCGAAAACATCATTTTCCCTATCAATTAAATGTCTCAGCGAGCCCTTTTCTTCTACTCGAAAGTTATCAATATTATAATTTAAAAAATTCTGCACCCATTTCGTAGAAGAAACTGTCCTTCCATGCACTTCTTCTTCGAAGGTTCTCCTCATTAAATCTTGATGCCCCGCAGCATCCTTTCCTTGAAACCTTGTTTTTAGTGGGATGAGCTTGTGTGAGCCGAATTCTCTGGTATCATTCGCAATCTCCTCTGGACTTTTTCTCCTCAAAATTCCCATAAAACTAGCAAACCACTGTAGTCTATCTGACTGCGCCGCTGTCGAAGAGTCATCCACCATTTCTCCCCGATATTTATTGCTGCGATTTTGTTGCATAGCTGTAACGATGGGAGCACCAATCTCTTCTGAAAGTCTCTTTAATTTATCTATCTTTTCTCCTATGGCTTGGTACTCAGCCCAGTTTTTTTCAACTTTTTCTCCTGTAAGTTTAATATAATCATACGCAATCAAACATGGGTTGCCCCTTCCTACTTTAGAGTAATACCACCTTCTAACTATCGAACATAATTCGTCTACATTAAATCTGCCAACGTGGTAGTGGTTGTAAGTTCGATCATTACTGTAATCTCCAATGCTTTTTTCTGCCTCTCTAACTCTGTCGTACATCTCCTTGTTATTTCTCCAGTTCCCTGTTTGGAGATACCATAGCGGGACACCGGAAATTGAAGCCATCATTCTGAATTGAGTTTCTTCTGTGCTCATTTCTGTATCTAGAATAAGAGCCTTGATGTTATTTTGCGTGGCAGTTCTGAAAGCTATATCATTCAACCACGTACTTTTTCCTTCTCCCGGCCTAGAAATTATCGCGTATATATTTCTGGGTAAAAGCCCCCCGAACAGTCTATTAAACTCTGGATACGGAGTAAGGAATCCGTTTTCGTCTTGAGGCTCTTTACCCTTTTCTTCAACGAGCTCTATCATGTTTTCGAAAAGATTTTGAGGTTCATCGCCTAACTCATAGGAGGAAATTTTATCCCCGTAAATTTTATCGCACCCAGCGATAATCTCATCCACAGGTTTATTTAAATTTTGCTTGACAAATCTTTGGCCCTCATCAAAGGTTTCGTGTATTTCTCTTGAAACCCTCATTTTCGCCAAATCTTGGCAAGATTCAAGTGTTGCGTCTTGAGTTATTTGCGTATAAAATAAATTTTCTATATAATCAAAAACATCAACGTGATCTTCGAAAGAGATTCCAAGATTCTTAATTTTATTAGCAATTAAAACTTTGTCTATTTGCTCGTTTTTTAATAAAGATTCCCTAATTATAGAAAAGATAGTTGAATGAATTTCCTTATAAAAATCTTTCTCTCCTATGAAAGTATCTACATCTGGGAAAACCTCAGGGTTCCTTAGTAGTCCACTAAGAACGTGTCTTTCTATCTGTTTAGAATAAATGGCTCCGCTAGAATTATCTACCATACTTGAATTCAAGTATACTTTAGAACCAAAGACTGGTCAAGGAAACAATTAAACATCACAGTCAGCAGCTTGGTTCATGGTTGGCGTACTTCCTGTACTTGGCCAACCCGCCCACGTGCATGCTTGATCCGCACAAGGACTGCTCATTCCGTTCATGCATACCCAACTTCCGTCTGCCCATTTTGCATTCCATCCTCGGTAACAGCCACACATCTCTTTCATTTTTACACTTGCTTCTCCAGTACAACATGCATCCATTCCTTCCCATCCATTTGATCCGCCCGCTCCGAAACACGAAGTCTTGCTCGGCGTTTTTACCTTTGCGCCCTTCTTGCAGCAGCTACTATTTTTATCATCCTTGCAGCATTTTTGCCATTTCTTATAGTTCTTTTCGTTCTCGCTCTTGACGGAAATATTTGGGTCCGTTGTTTTATGTATCGTAGACAATCTGGATATAATTATATGATCACTTCCTGTATCGGTATTACTGTGCTGACCAAAGAAAATGAAACTCAATGGTATACTACCAAATGTAATTTTCATCTGTAGTTTATTCCAGTCACAATAAGTTATTCTACCACTACCGTATGCACTCGCACAATCGCTAGAAAGACCCCATCTAGGCGCATGTATATTGTACGCAGCGACTACAAAATTTCGCGGAATAGCTTCGCTGTAACTACAGTCGCAAGCGCTCAGCGCTCCTTTGTCCATGCCTCCCCACTCGTTGTGACGAAGTATCTTTGCTTTTCCTTGGGACACCGCTGTTACCGCTTTCTGTTCTATGCTCTTGCTATCTCCGTCTCCATCGTAACAACTTGAGTCTATGGTTTTATATTTTGCTCTAATAGCCAAGCGTAACTCGTGGCCCGCGTTCATGGAGAATGATAGAAGTTGTGTTATAGCTTTAACTTGGATCCTGTGTAACCCAGCAGTTGAACCAAGGCTAGCTAAAGCCTGTATGTAGCTCTGCAGCTTTCTAAGTATCCAATATCTTCTTTCTAGGGTTCTCCTACCTAGGTCAAACGGACCCTCCCCGCCCCCCTCTTTGCCGGAAGTAGGAATACCTGACTGAGCACTAGTCCAAGAGCCACACAGCACATATTTTAAATCATCCATTATCTGCCCCATGTTAGTATACATTGGTGCGATGCCGGGGGTTAATCCGGATACACCGCTGGGAAATACTACTTGATTCGCAACCGGCAAAGATACACTAAACGTAGACGAATGACTAAACACTGGGCTATTTAAGGTGGGATCAGAAAGGACTTCTTCTGCGTTTTGCCTTACAGTCGTAATAAAACTTCTCCATCCAACTACGTCAGCTTTATCGACGTTATAATCACTCATAAGGTTTCTAAAATCATAACCCTCTGGCCAGTTCGCGTCGTCACAGGGGCTGGGATCAGTAGAAAAAGCGGCGAACATCGGATCTAAAAGCCCTAATCCCTTTTCTACTTGAGGATGACCAGTGCACTGAAGTTCTTGCATATACATATGGTAAACCTGTTGGATGCAGAACTCGCACCCCGACCCATCGCTCTTGAGTTTATATCTGTTAGCATGCCACGTCTCTACGTTGTCGATATCACTCATTAACTGTTTAAGTGCCGATTCTCCTATCCAAGTAGGCTTCACGGATGGGTTACTCCAAGCCCCGTTAGTTCCGGGTCCTTGTAGGGCTCCCGTATTACGATAGTCTTCGTATCTTTTATATGCATCAGTGCAATCCGTCGTCCCTGAGCCACACCTTCCTTCTGCTGCATCCCAGAAAGTTCTCTTTAGGTAGCCTATCATTTTATTCCATCCGCTAGCGTCTTTTAGCCAGCCAAAAAGCGTTGATCTAGTCGCCAGCATCGGTTGTTCACCTCTAATCATGGCGTCGTATACCTCCTGTTCTGTGGTTGAAAATTTTGCTAACATCTCTGACAGCGTAATTTCATCATCTTTACAGGGCCCATTACAGGATAGTGGGAAATATTGTGACGCCCAAGAATTTTTATATCCATTCATTCTCTTTGAATCAAAACATGTAGTAACAATATTGCACATGTTATTTCCTGCATGCCAGTTCGCTAATAAATCTTTAGCTTCTCTGTGCGGAGGAGGGCTTTCCTTTTTCCTGTCTCGGTTTCTGGCATTAACGAAGGCGGGCGTCTTTCTATATGCTTCAAGCGACTTCTCCCACTTTTCGGTGCAGCCCGTAAATAACGCTGCCGCTCTGTGTGGTCCGGCCCGCTCAACGTATTCTTCGACAGTTTCCTTGTCTCCTAGAATGTTAATTATGGGTATATTTTTAAGCAGACGGCCAAAGAGAGGAATGTACCCAAATACACTCTTATGCTTTCTTGTAAGCTCCGCTCTTAGTCCGTCTACAAGCTCTACCTGAAGCGCCGCGAGCCCCATGTTGACTCCAAATGCAAAATTTACATTCATATCCGATCTGGTTCCATAGCTACTGACAACCCCCCAGTTAACGTCCATTGCTAAACCAATAGAAGGAGCAAAGTTTATATTAAATGGGAACCCTAAGTACTGAAAGATATTATTCTTCCATAGAACTCCGACTTTTACTCCCGCGAAGAAAGTAAACCCTGTCTGTACAATGCCAGTGGTATTTCCCGTGCCTCCTACGCCGATGTTAAACCCTCCTTCAGCAAAAATTTTAACTCTACCCAAAACCTTACCCATGTTAAATAATGATCTTTCATATCTAAGATCTATTCCCGCTGTGAACCACCCATTACTAAGGTCTGCATCCGCTCTTAACCACGCTGCTAAAGTTAGCGAAGATTTATCATCCTTAATATTTAAAATTTCATGTCTAAACTGTATTTGCGCGTCACCCGTAAGAAGGTCTGCATCAAAAGATACCATATCTCCGTACTTGTAACTCATCATTAAGTTGGGCTCCATTTGTTTGCCCTTTTCAGCTTGAGCATTCCAAGTCATGCCTGACATTAATTTCACTTCCTGAGGGGTTACTCCTTGCATCCTTCTCTCTTTAGATGTTTGGTACAGCGTTGGGTTATATGCCACCCCGAGAGAATTAAATCCATCTTTATTAAAGTCCATCTTGAAGCTCGTCGCGTCATTTCTCTGCCATGTCATGGAAAGGCTTGGGTTAACCCCTTCACTGCTGATACCCGCGCCGACTTGCCATAAAATTTTACCACCCAAATTAAAACCGTTGGGCACCGTCGCCTTGTAATTACATTGAATATCCTTAATGTAAATTGCATCGTCTGAATCGCCGATCCAGCCTTCTACTACCTCTTGTACACTTTTACCTGCGGAGTCTTTAACATTACCCTGACCCCCTTGAAAGAATGAACCACCCAGATTAAACTTAATAGAAACACAATCGTCTATTGTGGATTTAGGATCAAGCCCCTTGGTAATCTGATTCAAGCTCATAAAAGCGCTAGCATTGATTTTCCCTAGCCCTGAATCGTCGTAGTTAGTGCTCATGTCGAATCCAAATTTAAAGTTCTCGTTGATGTTCGCGTGAATCTTCATGTTAGCGCTAGTGGTAGTAACGGTTTCCATGAATAATTTTTTCATTGACAAATCTAAACCTCTAACGGATATATTCTCATATAACTCTTGATCGTAATCATAGTCTCCAGAAACCTCGATAATCTGTTGCCATCTCCTGTAAACATTCCAAGTTATGCTTCTGGTAACTTCTAGCATGGCTTCTACATCAAAAGAATTTATATAAACACTATTTCTAGGAGTATAACTGTGTTTCATTACAGCCTTCGTGGAATGTGATCCACCGGGAATTGCAGCAATTTGCTCATTAGTCTCCCCTTTCATTATCTTCTTGGTCCAAGCCGCTCGTTCTGTTTCTCCAGTTTCTAACGTAGAAAAATTATTAACAGATAAAATCTCAATAGCTTCAGCGAAGCCATGCTCAATGAGAGATTGCATGCCTATCGCTGCGAGTTTAGCTCCTCCCTCTACAGCGCAAGCGTTACAGTCTGTCTGGTTTATCCATCTGCAGTCGTTTTGGGTATCTATGTTGCCCGGATGACTGCCTCCTCCACCAATAATAGTTCCCTGTGGTTCGGTCTCTTCAATTGTTTTAATTTTATAGCACTGAAAATAATCTTTCCCGCATTTAACCGCATTGTAAACATCCTGCCAACCAATAGGGCTGTTGCCTTTCTTTAATTTAATTTTAACTAATTGCCCTATGACTCCATCTCTCCACTCTGCCCCAAATCTATTTATCATATGGGCGTATGTCACCTTCATGTGCCATGGGGCGTTTCCACTCAGAAAATCCACTTCCTTCTTCTGACCGCTTGCGTCAGTGTAACGGTGAACCTGATCTACTGGTAATAAACAAACTGCCCTATCTTCTACTATTACGCCCCCTTGTTCGACATTAACTAATGAAGAGGCGGGACAACCTTCTATCGTCAAGTATACATCTCCATCCGCTGTCATATATATAACATGCTCTTCATCGACATCGGCGTCTTTGTCTAATGGCATATGAAAGCCCGATGATCCGTCAAAGGTATAGACTTTAAATCTTAATAATTCTACAGTCTCTCCGGGTGTTCCGTCAGTACCGGGTATGAATTTGAGGCCGTTGACATATACTTCAAATTCCATATCATTCTTGCCTCCAGACAGGATCCAGCCTCCGGGCGGACTAAGCTCTCGGCATTCTTTCGGGTGAGTGTCGAGTTTGCCTAATTGAGTATGCGGATCTAAGCTACACGTAGAGCTCCACGTCTTATTGTTAAGCTCGACATTTATTTTCGACGCGCAGTCTTTACAATGAAACGTGACTCGGACCTTTTCGCTATCTGGTAATTTTTTTACTGCTTCATTTATTTTAGTTAACCCAAAATGAACAACTAACTGCGGGGAGCTTCTACTGGTATCAGTAGGGTATCTTTTGATTTTAAAAGATCCTTCCGTCTGACAATTCTCACATGTTTCTAGTCCTGCTCCCATAATATTTACTTATAATTACACATTATCTTCTATATTTTTTTAGTTATTCATTACCCTTGAGTATTCTGTCCTGTCGAAGACCCAGATGATGGCGCTGGTATTTCGAACTGATACGCTAAATTAGCTACGCATACTTCCTCGTTCCCCGCCATCGGAGTGCTGCTATCTAGCGAGTTTGACGCAGTGAATATATATCTAAATCTTACTATATACATCCCGGGCGGTTTTTGAGAGCTCGCATTACCTTGCCCGAAGGCAATTGTGCCGCTTTTCGCGTCCGGAGTGTCTCCCGCCTTAAAGTGCTCGCTTGTGGGCCACGTCACCCACGAGACTCCATATTCGGTAGTTGCCCGCGAGGTTATGTCTGAGAAGTTGTTGTCGCCGTCTGCCGGTGGTTGCGCTTCGAACCATGAGGTGCTGGGGTTGGTGTAATCATTGCCGCTCGTATAGGTTCCCGGATCAGCGTACCATAAGCTTCCGCCATTCCGTTTGTAGCCCACACCCATCAGGGCTTGATCATTGTTACGGTATAGAGTTCCCGGCCCCCAGTTTTCAAACGTAAAATTCCAAGTGTGAGTAAACTGTTCCGTTATCATACCGGACGACGCACAGCAATGGAACCATTCTTCTCCTTTATTTTCAAATATATTACTTCCATTTACCCATCCGGGGGCAGATCCATCCGTACCCGCACTAGCAGCCGTAAACTTGGTGCGCCAGCCGGGCTTAGCAATTGTCACCTTTGCGTTGACGGGATTAAATCTTATTCTTGATGTCGCGCTGCCTTTCTTCTGCACCTTCTGTACGTAGAACTTTCCTTCAATTTCAGTATCGCCCGTTGCGCGCGCAACACCCTTTTTCAGGCCTTCGCTAGTAAGAGCGCTATGCGCTGGGCCGGGTAATAAGATTGTACCCAGCAAGCTTGCTCCGCCATTAATCTGTGTTGGTCTATCATCCCAATCGTTCTGAGTCATTCCCCAGAACCAAGGTGGGTCGCCCGCTGTAGCCTGCATAATCCATCCGTCTGGGTTAGATTGCCAGCGCCCCGCCGCTGTACCGTTATAGAGCGAACCTTGATGGTTGACGAACTGGGTCGCTCCGCCTGTCATAATATTAGAGTTACCTGCTTGCCATCCGTATTTAGCAATGTTTGTATTATTATCTTGATCACATGTGGTTGTGTCTCCACTGTGACCTCCACCATGACAACCGATATGAAGTACTGATGCCGGTGGGCCTTCATTCTTCATTTCAATAGTAAGGCTAGCGCTACCTCCGCTTCTCCTATACATCTGAAGGTTAGATCCTGCGATAGTAACATTCTCTATAGTCAAGTCGTTCCATCCGACTGAGCCCTTTGATGTAAGGTAATGCGCTCCCGATACCGTTCCAGACCACGATATTACAGGCTTAGGATCTGTCTCCGCAAGCCCCCCGCAAGTACCGCAATCCGCTACCATATCCGTGTCGTCTGTCATCATAATATCAAACGAAGATATTTCGTCACCGTTTGCTCCATTTATACCGCCAGTGGGATCCCAAGTAAATATTCCGCCAGTCACACTAACTTGACCATTAGCGGCTAATTCTGAATCTAAGAACTGGAATTTAGCGGGATCATTCGCATAAGTAACCACTACAGCCGCGCCTGTTTCTCCGTCTCCACTGACCGCTTGAACACATATGTCTCCGGCATATTTATGACTGAATGATGTCTCTGGCCCACCTGTTAAATCTACGATGTTTTTACCCGCCTCAACCTTATAGGCTCTACGGAGTCCAGTCGTGTCACTGCTATTGCAAGATTTAATTAATACTATTCCGTAGGTGGGAGCGACATAGGTTTGCGTTGGAGTACTCACCCCTTCACACTCATTACAGTTATTGAAAGCCGAGTTGTCAGTCATACTGTTAATTTGATGGCCAATTGCTACGGCTTTATACGCTTCTGTCGAAGTTGTGGCGTTGCCGCCGGTGGGATCCGAGGTCGCTACAGACCAAATATTAGTTAGACATTGACCATCAGCGAGCTTGTAGGATTTTGTTTTATCAAAATTAACTGCCGTACTAGTAAAGTAAACAACGGAGCCTCCTGTTAACTCAGCATTCCTATTCCACGCGTTTTGCGCTGCGGCAGTCGGGTATGTGCTCGGTGCGGTTTCGTAGCATTTTATACCCTTCCAATTCGGCCTATCCTGATTAAGATCTGGTGTCAGTGTTGGTGTCCATGGAATAGATGCGGTAGGTGTAACTTCCGGCGTAGGCGTATATATATTATTCGTGAGACATGTCTCGCAATCAGCAACTGGGTTATTCGCTTTGGGCATCGAGTTATTTAAGGCTGTGGTGCCTGTTGACCAATCTATGTAAACGCACCATCCGTCACCATAGGTGGGGTTGTCATCGGATCCGGTAGTAGTAAATACTTGCTGACCGTTCGCTCTGTATAAAGAAACATCTTCTACTATAATCCACAACCCGCCGGTCCCTATGGTCGTACATTTACACCCTTCAACCATATCTGGCCCGCAGGTATTACCGCAGCACCACGCCCTGAAAGCTTTGACCTGAACCGGGTCATCTGTTCCTGTTGTGGTATTGTATCCGGTTATCTGAGAATAGGTTCCCGTGTTTGTACTTACCGGCGCATCCACAACTGTACGAGTTCCAGTTGTAGGTGCAGAGATCACCGGCGTAAGCGTCTTGGTCGGCGTAACCTTGACAGTGTCTGTAATAGGCCAGAAAGGCGTGGCTACAGTCGGCGTCAAGACAGGATTCGGAATCGACGCCGTCTTGGTAGGTGTACTCACAACCTCGTCGGGCGTAACCGTTTTCGTAGGAGTCGGAGGAACATAGCCATTACAGTCGTCGCAATAATCAGCACAAGGACCGTAATGCTGTATAATGCTGTGCTGAAGTTCTGGTAGCTGGCTACTTTGAACCTGAACGCTAAGTTGAATGCACTTGTATGCATCTGTGGCACTTGTGCTAAATACCATTCCTCCTACTAGCTGGTTACCGTACACATTCCTATCAAACGCTTTCCAATGAGTATCGTTTCCTGATCCGCATCCATCTGGCCCGCAAGCCTTGATGTGCCACATTTCCCACAAAGCCGTTGGTGTCGCCGTTGGTGGGAAGTCTGGGGTAAGCGTCCGAGTCGGCGTAACAGCGTCTGGGGTAAGTGTCTTCGTAGGTGTCGTAGCCCACGGAATGGAAGCCGTAGGAGTATACACAGACGCCGTTGGAGTCTTTGTAGGCGTATTTATATTATTATTATTATAACAAACATAACAGCCGACTGGGCAAGGATCAAAATAAATATCTTTTACTGTTTTTATATCCGTCTCTGTTTGTCCCTGCGGGTATGTGGGAGATTGAAATTTAATAATAAAACATGTATGTCCTAGATATGTACCCTCTTCAAGGGTTATAACTGTATCATTATCTAGATTTATTTGGCTGTCGTGCTTTACCCATAAAATATTAGATTCGCTACATGTATTATTTGATCCTCCACAGGGGGCAACGTGGTAATAATTATAATCAGGTGTTGGTGTAGGCTGAACTGATTTAGTTGGAGTCTCAGCCCACGGAATAGAAGCCGTGGGAGTATATACGGACTTAGTCGGCGTAGGCTGAACTGATTTAGTTGGAGTAACTATTGTTAGAGTCTTGGTCGGCGTAATCTTCGGCGTAACCGTCTTGGTGGGCGTAGTTCCCCAGCAATCACTTGAATAACAACCTCCGGGGCACTCGCCCTTGCTGGTAAAGTCAGTTATCGTCTTGTGGTTAGACTCCCAGTCTTGAGGAGGAAAGACATACATGGTAAGTATGGCAAGACATGTACCATCTGTCGTCTTATATATGTGTGGGGTGAGGGCGTTTACTAAGCTGGGACTTGTCGAAATAACGTAACAGCCTCCGCCTTCGCTCTTAGTACAGGTATCATCATCTCCAGTACAATATTCTCCCCAATAGATATTATTTGGTGTCGCCGTTGGTGTCGCCGAGGGCGATGCTGTCCAAGGCCACGACGCTGTTGGTGTAGGTGTTGAAGTCTCTGTCCACGGCCAAGATGCAGTAGGCGTGATGTCTGGCGTGGGCGAAGGCGATGCTGTCCACGGCCACGATGCCGTAGGCGTCCTCGTAGGTGTCGGATCCCAACAATCATAACAACCACCGTCCGCACAAGACTTTATAATTACCGCCGTTAGTCCTAAGTCTTCCTCGTCTCCGGGGTTAAAGGTGACTGTCTGATCTAAGACATAGCATTTATTGTTGTCAGCAAGAACCACTTTACCGCTTGCGAGTCCAGTGTCCGAAGATAGTAAGTAATCCGGATCTACATTGTTGCCGCAATTGAGATCATTTGCTGTTGACGCACATGGATGCATCCTCCACCTAACTGGCGTTGCCGTCGGCGTCCACGGCCACGATGCCGTAGGTGTATCCTCTGGCGTTTCTGTCTCTGTCCACGGCCACGACGCTGTAGGCGTAGGTGAGGGTGATTCCGTCCAAGGCCAAGACGCGGTTTGCGTAGGCGTGATGT